CTGCTGCACGCGGTGTCTATACCGAGAGGGGCTTAGGAAACTTTATTCTTTATAAACAAACTCAAGAGGATGCCGCTAAGGCTAGACAAGAAGAACAAGCTGCGCAAAAAATAGCTGACCAAATACAAGTCTTAAAGAATGTGCGTAGTCTTATGCACCTGATGGATGCAAATCCTAACTATGCCCCGCGTATCCGTAAGCCTGGATCAGCCATAGTTGTTAAGCATGTAGCTGAAGATGGTAAAGAGACTGTTATAGATGTTTCTTCTCACGTTATTCCAGAACTTGTTAAAGGTAAACAGAAAATACCTTTTGTTACTGGGCGTGCCATGAACAGAATGCAGCAGGAAGCAGAGTATCTGAAGACGATATATCCGCCAGACAGATACAAGATCGAGATAGTAGAAGACTTTGGCATCAAGGATATAGATAAACTAAAACAAGGAATACAAGAAGGAACTGTAAATGTTATCGAAGCTCTTCAATCTAATATGGGATTAGAAGGATCGGACGATATTAATTTGATTCTGTCTGCTCTTTCCGATCTTATAACTAAAAAAGATTTTGGTGCGTGGATTGAAAGACAGAGCCAAAGTATCACGGGCCATTATCGTCCAGGTAAATTTAACGAGCAGACCGGACAAAGGATGGCGGATGAAGGCTGGGAAAATCAAGGCTCATACCTTGGTCCTGCACTAAATGACTATGTACAGAATATGAGCTTCCGTATTGCCTCAACAAGATTTAAGCCTGAGATAGTAGAAGAGCTTCAGAAATTAGCTGATTCGCCAAAGTACAGTAAGCAGAGGGCTGCACATGACTACGGAACAAAATGGCTAGAGTATGTAGGTGATCCCCGGCAGAAGATGTCTACCTTAAAGTCCTTGGCTTTCCATGGCTTCATGGGCTTGAACTTCTCCAGTGCTTTTCTAAATTTAATGCAGATACCTCAAGCATTATTCCCGCTTCTGATGGCTATGGCCGGAGGACGGGTGGATCATATGTGGTATATAGGTATTGCCTTCAAGGATTCAATGGCACTAATCAAAAGAAATGGTTGGAAGAGCTTGAATACCTACGGCCTTAACTGGGAAAATCCTCCCAAGAAATGGCAGAACGAAGACGGTACACCCAATGAAGAATGGCTGATGCTCGAAAGATTATTTGCCAAGGGTATTGCCGCACCGATGAATGCACAAGACCTGGGCGCATGGTTACCTCCGCAATTTTCTTCCCAGAAGAAGCTACTCAGAGGTGTCATGGATGCGTCAGGATATTTCTTCGGGGCTGCAGAATTTACTAACCGTATGACTAGTGCTCTTTCTGCATACCGTATGGCAAAGAATGATCCTGCCGTTCTCCGAAGATTTGGTAACTACCGCAAGCATACCTACTTTGCTGAGGCCCTAACACCAGAAGCTGAAAGAGCAGAGATGACACCAGAGATGGCTGCAGAGATGGCTATCATGGGGTCTCAGTACATGATGAATAAATTCAATCGGCCTATGGTCTTCCACCGTCTTCCTGGTGTCGGTGAATTCGGACCTATGGAATCCATTACTCAGTTCATGTCCTTCCCTTGGCAGTATCTAGAGATGTGGGGCACCTCCTTCAAGATGATTAAGGACAAAGAGACTCGCATGATGGGTCTACGTATGGCGCTTCTAATGGCAGTCACTATGGCCGGTCTATCAGGTGTAATGGGTATGCCATTCATGGAAAATCTTCGCAGAATTATAAGACTTCTTAGCGGTGGTGACTGGGACATGGAGTTCGAATGGAAAGAACTTATGCGTGAGGCCGGTGTAGGAGAACTAGGTGAAGACGTAATGTTTGGTGGCCTACCTTCTATTATACCTCACTTTGCTATCGAAGGTCGATATCGTTTTGGTCAGGGGTCTCCCGTGCGCGACGACATCTTGATGGGGGATTTCGGAGCGATGCTGGGCCCAGCCTATAACTTCCTGTCTAATTCTATAGGTGACCTTTCCCAAGGAATAAGATCGGGCAAGAAGTGGGAAATAGCCAGAGCTTTGTCTCCCTTGGCCGGGGTTCGGAATGCCTTCGATACTATGACTATAATGGAAGATGGTATGAAGACTCGGAATGGCACCGTCCATCTAACGGCTGCTGAGCTTACCCCTGCCAATCTCCTGACAAAAGCCTTAGGCTTCAGCCCAGCGGAGTATGCTGCCCGTAGAAACGAAGCTTCGTATGCTAAATATATAGGGGCTAAGGGAGACCCTGTCCGAGAGATCGAGACTCAAGCTCTGACCAATGACTATATTGCATACATTAATGCCAGAAAAGACGGCAATATGGATAGAGCACGGGATGCCTACACAGATTTTAGTGAAAGTTATCTGGAATATATGCAGGAGTACATGGAAAACCCAGAGGATATGAAGCCTATACACATTTCTACCATAGAAAAGCGTGCAATGAATGCTGTATTTGGACCGCAAAGTAGATACTACTTCACTAGTAAGGTACCTACGTTTAGGAGACCTTTACTTATGACTGGTGACCACGCTTTGAGAGCCTTCCGTCAAGACTAATAACTTGACTAGGTGTAATATTTATGCCATATCTATACTATATTTACTGCGGCAGATATACTTATGGCAGAAAAATTACTGATCTATGTTGGCTATGATTCTCGTGAAGACATAGCCTATGAAGTTTGCCGCCATTCAATTGTGCGGAGAGCTTCTGTTCCTGTTGAAGTCATTCCCCTAAATCATCGTGAACTTAGGCGACAAGGATTATTCTGGCGACCCTGGATTATTCGAGGCGATGGTCAGTTCATGGATGGCGTAGATGGCCTTCCCTTTTCAACAGAGTTTTCGCACACCAGATTCTTGGTTCCTGATCTAGCTAAGAAAAAAGGTGCTGAGTGGGCACTCTTTGTCGATTGTGATTTTCTGTTTCTGGAAGACATCAAGAAGTTGTTCGATCTGCGCGATGAACAATACCCTGTTATGTGTCGTAAATTTCAATTCCATCCGGCCAATGATAAGAAAATGGACGGCATGGTTCAGAGTTCTTACGATAAAAAATTATGGTCTAGTCTTTGTTTATGGAATTTAAAGCACTGGGGCACACGAGTTCTTTCTCCTGCAGAAGTAAATAAAGAATCGGGAAGTTGGCTACATCAATTCAAGTGGCTAAACGAGAAAGAGATCGGAGAGATACCTGAAGAATGGAATTCAATTATCGGGGATGATGAAGTTCCCAAAGCAATTCATTATACGGAAGGTGGTCCTTGGTTTAAAAATTATGAGAAGACTCTCTATGCTAATAAGTGGTTTCAAGAACTGGAGCATTATAGGAACAAATGAAGAATAATATAAAAGTAGTTACTAGCTTTCATGTCAACTCATGGGAAGCTTACGCTAAAAGATTTATTGAATCCTTTAAGCATTGGCCTAAAAGGGTCAAGCTTTACGCATACTATCATGATGGTGAGTTGCCTGCCGATGCGCCAAAAGCAAAGAATATTTTTTATCGCAACTTGATGCATGACAAGGAAATGCTTGCATACCGTGAGAAGCACAAGCCTCATAACGGTACTGCTAATGGATCGCAAGCTTATAACTGGCGCATGGATGCAATCAAATGGTGTCACAAAGTTTATGCTATGACTGCCATTGCTTCCGAAATGCGTATGGAAGATGACCAACCCGGCTGGCTTATATGGCTCGACGCAGATACCCGTACCACCAAGAAGTTTCCTACCAAGGAATTAAAAAAGTTTCTGCCGGAGGATGTAGAACTTACACATCTGGGACGTAAGGCAGCCGACTATTCAGAGACAAGCTTTCTTGCCTTTAATTTGAATTCCATAAGAACACATTCAATTCTTCTGGACTTGCGTGGCATTTATAATTCAGGAGAGGTTATAACTTTCAGGGAGTGGCATGATGGATTCATCTTCGAGCGTCTCTTAAATTTGCATAAGGCGCACGGGATGACAACTTTTAATTTATCTCCTGACTGTGAAGACTTACAAGCGTTTAACGGTTCTAAGCTTTCTAAATATATGGAGCATTTCAAAGGGCCTGAAAAGGAACGACTACATCCGGCAATGAGATATAACCAGCTTGTCGAATTGGTTAGCTTTTATAAGCCTAAGTCTCTTCTTGAAACAGGAACCTGGAACGGTAAGCATTCTTTAGAGATGTGTCGTGCTGCCCTCTTAGCCCATGACAGTCCAGTTCATTATACAGGCTATGATCTTTTCGAGGAGGGTAATGAAGACCTTGACAAAGAAGAATTGAATTCAAAGAGCCGGGTAAAGATGTCTGATATATCTCCCCTCTTTGATTCTCTTGTTAAGCAATTCGATGGACGCTTTTCATATCGTCTTGTCAAGGGCAATACGAGAGAAACTCTTAAGCATCACAAGGTAGACTTTGCTTTCATTGATGGCGGTCATTCCATAGAAACAACAAGAAATGATTACGAACATCTGGAGGGTTCAAAGGTTATTGTCTTTGATGATTACTTTAAGAAGGACAAAGCGGGTTATGAACCTAAGGAAGAACATCAGGGAACCAATAAAGTTTTTGATTCCTTGGAAGGAGATAAATGGGTTCTTCCTTCGCAAGATATGGTTCTAGGAGGAGGCATTACGCACCTCGCTGTCCTCGTCCTGGAAGGAGAAGAACCACCTAACAAAAATCGCATAGCTGTACCTATCATAGTTAACCCTATAGATTGTGTGGAAAAGGAAGAGATATACACAAACATAGATGAAAATCTAAAGTTGATTGATACGTGGCTAGGAAAGAAATATCACTGGCATAGAGAGACGGCTCTCATTTGTTCGGGAGGACCATCTTTGTCAGACTCAATTCAAGATATAAAAGAGGATATGATTCCTTCCCTGGGTGTACCTCCCCGTCGCATAGTTTGCGTAAAGCATTCTTATCCTGTGTTACTTGAAGCAGGAATTGTGCCGTGGGCCTGTATAATTCTAGACCCCAGACCTCTTGACGGTACCAGCACACATGGTATAGTGCGCAGAACACTATTCGAAAATTTCAATGACAGAACTATATTCCTTGTCGCCTCTATGACAGAGCCTTCGGTTACAAAGTTTTTACTGGAGAAAGGTGCTAAAGTTATTGGTTGGCACGCATTTTCCCATGCAGTATCTAAGCAAAAGATAATGGAAAATAAAATGCTTGTCACGGGAGGGACATGCGCAGCCATGAGAACGGTAGGTCTTTTTCATACCTTAGGCTTTAGGGATTTTAAGCTGTATGGATTTGATTCATGCTTGGCAAAGGCCCCCTCTAAGAAAGAGCAAAAGCTCAAGACAGAAGGGAGTCCTAAATTCCTTGAGGTCAATGTCGGAGGTAAAAGCTTTTGGACTACCGGGGAATTACTGGCCCAAGCACAGGACTTTGAGAAGTTAGTCCAGAGATTTGATGTAGATTTAGACATTGAAGTTCTAGGTTCTGGTATGATTCCGGAACTCTGGAAACTACAACAGTCTAAGAAAGAAAAGTTGCAACCGTATACGGAGCTTTTAGATGTCTGAAGTCATTGACTTTACCACGAAAAAATCTGCTGAGATTATTGCGGGTGAGGATTACCTGGAAAAGGCGAAGGAAAAAGTTATCCTAGAAGTAGATAGCGGCAAGTGGTGCGGCGGAATTTTCTTTTTATTTCAAGAAGGTGGAGATAACGAGATTATAATAGGTGGTAATTTGCACGAAAGTGATTGCTGTTTAGCCTTAGAAAGGTTAAAATTACATATCATTTCGGATTCATTTCCCGAAGGAGGGGGAAACCATGGCTGATCCTGTTGAAACAATCTCTTGGTGGACAAACGTATGGGACGCAAGAGACGCAATTTTGGGGGGTGTCTTGGGAGTTGTTGCTGCAGCATCTCTTGTTGTAAACGGCACCAAGACTCCAGACCCCAATTCGATTATGGGCAAAGCTTACAAAGTCATTGAGTGGCTCTCATTAACATTTGGTAGAGCGAAGCAGACGGGCATTGAAGATAAGAATAAAGCTGAATAGGAAGACAGTGCTGTCTAATGTTTTCTGTTGTCAGCCTTGTAGTAAAAGTCTTTGGCATTATAGCCAAGCTTGCTCCTCTGTTGTTTGCCTATAAAGCCGGGTCTAAATCGGCCAGTCTTAAAAATGCTAAAAGCTCACTGGAAAAGGGTAAGGCTCGCACAAAACTGGATGCTGATCTTGGTCGTCTTAGTAGCGGGGATCGGCATAACAGGCTGCAGCGGTGGCTTCGTAAGTAATGGTAGTTGTTCTTGGGCCAGACCTATTTTAGTTTCAAGCGAGGATATGCTGACTAGGGAAACTGAGATCGGTATCATTGCACATAACGAAATTTGGGAACGCTTTTGTTCGGAGGAATAATGAAAATATTTTTTGCCATAGCTTTAGCTCTAGCTGTAGGTTGCGCATCAACTTTAGGTTTTGCCAACCCTAAAAAGAGTGGTGTAATCCCGGAGCAAGAACACATAGAGATGCTCTACCCAACTGTCTTGGTGCGCCTGGGTAATGGTTCAGGGTCCGGGACAGTTATTTATTCCAAACAAAACGAAGACCAGGAATATGAGAGCTATGTTCTTACAAACTGGCATGTCATTCAGGGCTATGTAAAGGTTTCTAAGGTTTGGGATTCTAAAAAGAAAGAGCAGGTAGAGACCGAGACTAGGCGACCTGTTAACATTGATCTCTGGGAGTATAACAACTACTCCACTGCTATAGGAACCATGGGTCGCCTAGCAAGCATCGTGGCTTACGATAAGAGCAGAGACCTAGCTCTCTTGAAGGTAGAGGATGAAGAGCGTCCTATGCCTCATGTCGCTAGGATTTACCCAGAGGGTAAGGACGATGGTCCCTGGATTTTTCAGACAGTTTATGCTGTAGGTGCAGGACTAGGTAAACCTCCCTTCCCTACGATGGGCCTCTTAGCTGGATATGGAAGGGACCAGTCCGGTAATGACCTATACCTCTCAACCTCCCCTATAATCTACGGTAATAGCGGTGGCTCTTTGTACGTATACTCCCCCAGAAATCACTACGAATTGATTGGAGTTCCATCGATGGTGAGCGCATATGGCTGGGGTTCAGTGGTGTCACATATGGCCTGGAGTCGTCCAATCGCCGAAATAAGGATTTTCCTCAGACAGGCAGACTATGGTGTAAAAATATTAGGGGATGAACCGGAGCCTGAAGGGGAAGAATAAGTGGGGCGAAGACGTTCCGTTCGGGGTCTACAGCAGGCTCTACTAATTGAACCTCCTTCTTTTCTGTCTAATTCTTACCGCTCTCCGGCGATGCTGCAGGGTATTAGCTTTGAAAAGAAAATAAAGAGGCACATCGATACTTGCTACCAGGAGGCCAAGATTCTTAAGGGCCAATGGTTCCAGTTCGAAGACATTCGCGGACGAGGTTTTGCCCAGCCTGACATTATCTTGCTGTCACCTGAGTCTCTTATAATTGTGGAAGTTAAACTGACTTGGCGTCCTGAGGTTGAAAGAAAACTGCGCAGACTCTATGGTCCATTGTGCTCTGAGATATGGCCTGACCTTCCGCAAAAACATGCGCAGGTATGTAAAGGGTTACGCGAGAACTGTCCCGTAGAAAATTGGTTTGACATAGAGGATATGTTTAACCCTGAAAATCCCTCGTATGTAGACGTTCACTTCTTATGACGCTGGTACTCACGCAAACGCCGCGCTTTCTGAGTCCATAGCCACGAGCTTAGTCTGACAAGTTGACGCTCCACCCAATTTAACAAGGTGCTATGCCAGAACCACATATCAATCCCATCCCATGCGACCAACGGAATCGTCTTGCTTAAGGGAAAAGCTTTCACCGCAGCCACAGGCCGAAGCAACATTAGGATTATTCAAAGATAATATAGTACCAAATAAGTCCTGTTTGTACTCAAGTACAGTGCCTACGACATACATGACTGCCAGGGGATCGATATAGAGAGTTCCTTTAGACAGGGGTATTGCCTCACCTGATGGCTCATGAACCACCTGCCAGTCGTAGGAGAAGCCAGCACATCCTCCACCCTTGACAGACAGTAGCACACCCTCAGCTTTCTCCCGCTCAATGATAGAGCAGAGATGGGCATCAGCTTCCTTGGTTATCTCGATCATCTGTGTAGCCCTCACAAGTCTAGTTCCAGATTTAGTTTTTTAAAATCTTTATTGCTTTGATTTTCGGAGGGAGTTGTCCAACGTAAATTTTCTACAGCGTAATTACTTTTGTCGCCGTCTATATGGTCTATATGAGTACGATCTTTAGGTAATTGATTAGGTATAAAAGCCATACCTACAATTTGGTGCACAGAATAAGTTGTCTTAATTCCCTTATAATAAAGATCGACGCAAGGATATTGATTGCGTGTTGTGCGCACCGACAATTTTTTGCCTGTATCAGTGTTTTTAATGTAAGGTAATTCTCCTTCTTTTTCTCCTTTGTATACAAGATATTTCCCTTTCGTTAAACTCTGAAATTTCTTACAGGCATTAGATTTTGACTGCGCCATATGGTTTGCATCTCCAAAATCTATGTCTATATCGGAAATGTCCATGCACTCAACAGGATTTATTTCTGCTTCACATAAAAATAAATCCAATTGACCTGGGTTAGCCACCGCATGTTCCTCCATGTCCTGTAATAGAGCAAATGTCTGCGGCCTCTACATGCTCTTCAAAATCTTTACCTAGCTTGTCTACGGCATCCTTGTAGGGAACTGGCGTCAGTGGCTGACCTCCCCTTGAGCCATCAGGAAAACAAGTGAAGCCTCTTAGACGATGGGCATATTTAGCAAGCACCTCCGCAAAATCCTTTACCTTGTCAGGGTTGTTGTGCTTGGTATTAAAGGCAGGCAAATTAATGGTGCTGCTAATAGCCATGTCTACATACGCCTGGACTTCTGCTTGCAACTTAATGCGCTGCTCAGGGTTACTAGACAAGCTCAAGGCACAATCGATATCATCAGGATCGGCCCCATATAAATCGCTAAACTCTCTTGCGATCTGCTCAACGACAAACTGATAGCGCCAATTCTTTCCATCTTTTAGGAATCGCCTTTTGTATGCGGCTGCAAAGATCGGTTCAATACCCGTCGAAGTCCCTGCCAAAATGCCGATAGTTCCTGTAGGGGCAATAGCGCGATTTGCAACAGGACGAGATACCCCAAGAACGCTACTAAAATTAGCGGAACTATTATCAGAAACACCACGATATACAGATAGCCATTGATGCAGTTCAGAAACGATTTCATATTTATACCCCTTCTTAATGAGCCATTCATGTAAGCCCATCAAGCCAAGACCTAAGCGTCTATTCTTTGTTCTTACCTCGTGAATTTTTTCGTAAGGTAGATCAGCCTTGAGAGTACCGCACAAAAGAAACTTTGTAGCCAATTCCGTAATCTCAGCCAGTTCTTCAATGGAGTCAATTCTTCCAAGATTAAGCGAACCCAGATTGCATACATCACTGTCGTCCTCACTCGTCACTTCTGTACAGGCGTTACGCAGAGTTTCTTTTTCCCTGTCAAAGAAATTAAAAGAGAAGCCCGGTTCTCCCGTCTGCAAAGCCTGTTGGCAATTAGCTAGGAATGTTTCGGAAAGATCGCCTGTCTTCCAGTACTCCATAAGCCACTTGTTATCGTAGTTAACTGATATGTTAGTCATGTCCAGGGGGCACGGGAAATTGAAATCCTGGTTGCGAACATCCCAGTAGGTAGACTTGGTTCCTGCAATCTTCATGTGGTGCCAGTTCTTAACCTTCAGAAAGGCATCGACATCATCATGTTGCCAGTTTAAAGAGCCGTATATAGCTGACCGTCGCGCTCCACCTTGGATAACATTGCGCCCAATCTCATTGATCATCTGCATCTTGGGTATAGGACCACTAGCAATACCACCTGTAGATGTTAGATTAGAATTTGAAGGGCGATAGCTGGTGTAATCAACGCCGATGCCACCCCCTGTCATGAGACATAGCTCTGTCTTCTTGGACAACTCGGCCCAGTCTTCACGGGTATCCTCTTCTGCTCTTAAGAGATAGCAATTGTTAAAGAATTTTCTGGGCCGTCCCGCATAATAAAGATAGCGTCCACCGGGGAGAAACTTTAAGTTGGTTATGTGCTGAACTAAGGTATCTTTTTCGTCGTTTGTCATGCGGTTTTCGCATACGTCAGCGACTACGATCTGAGCTAATTCTGCCCAGGTTTCACAACCATCACGGGAATACTTCTGGTTGAATATATCTTCGGACCACTGGGACCGAAACATAGGATTTTTATTGGATGAGTAGATCATAAGGACGTAAACCTTTTAGGTTAGTTTCACCTGTTTCTGCTCCCTTATATTTTCCCCAGTTGTGACCCACGTCGGCATCTACGGGAATTATCATCTGCCTACCCTCTATTTCTACAGGAAAGGTCATCAGGTTTAAAACACTAGGGAGAAGCTTGTCTATTTTCTCTTCTTCGAATGATAAAACAAGGGCGTCATGGATCATAGCATGAACCCATACTTCAGGCTCTAATTCAGCATATATTTTTACTAAGCCCTTGGATATGATGTCAGCTACCACAGACTGAGGCCCGTAAGCTATGGCTTTTCGTACAGTATGGTCTGAATACAGGCGGTCATTAAAGATTCTACGCCTTCCCATGGGGGTGTCCAGATAACCATGCTTCTGAATCTGACGGGCCACAGCGTCTTGCCATCTCTTGATCCCAGGAAAGATGCGGTTGTACATCCTCTGGAATCCTGCAACCACCTTTGTTTCCAGCTTCAGAGAAGATGCAAGAGTTCTTGCAGAGCCACCGTAATTCGTACCGTGAGCACATCGTTTTGCCAAATCTCGGTAGCTAAAGTTCCTGTAATATATTCTATCGGCGTCTGCTCTCTCTCCAGACAAACCGAAAACCAAGGTCGCCACCATTGTGTGCACATCTGATTCCTCCACCGCCTTTATATAGTTTTCATCCTGGGCCAGATAGGCAACCACCCTTGCTTCCGCTCCTTGCAAATCGCAATAGGCTAGGATGCGCCCCTCATCTGCCATAAAAATTTTACGCATCTTAGGGTCAATGTTTTGTATATTAGCGGAGTGACGCAGAGGATTATCCGCTGATGACCAACGACCTGTGTCAGTGCCAGCCACATTGTAGCCAGCTATCCACCGATTATCCGGGCTTAAGGCTTTTTTAAGGGTCTGCTCTTGCTTCTCGTAATCCCGTATCTTCAGGATAAGTTGGCAAAAGGGACGCGCTCTGGCATAACAAGCCGATATTTTCTCAAGGGTATTTCTATCTAGAGAAACCTTGACGACCCCCTTAACAGAGCGTGTGTACTCTTTGATCAGAAGTTCCTGGTAAAATAATTTCTTCAGTTGGAGATGGCTTCGACAGTTCAGCTTATGCCCAAAGACGGCTTCGGTTAAACTGTCCAGGGTAGAAGTTAAAGAGCTAACTTTATCTCGGCAAAAGAGTAGGGCCTCATCCCTCTTTGCCATGTCTATCCTAAAGCCACGCTTCATCATAGTCATGACGGGAGCTAGGAGACTTCTTTCAAATTCGTATGTCTGCCGCTGCGGAGGTATGAGCTTTGAATTCAAGATGTCATACAATTCGTAGGTCATCATGGTATCCATGGCACAATAGGCCAGATGCTTATCGTGTGGATTTAAATCCTCAAAGGGAGGCTCAAGTTTTTTCATCGACTTTACCGTAAGGATTTGGTACAACAGGGAGTGACTCTAAACTTTTAATTATATCGTCAATATACCAACGTGCCTTCTTCAAGTCGGAAACCTGAGACTCCCGGTTTGAATATTTATAGGGGTAACGGGTTACATACTTGATGATATTGCCTTGGGCATAGGACATCTCCCACGATTTTATATAGTCGTTGGTTTCTATGCCTTTGTTATAATGAGGTGGATGCAAGACCTCTCTGTCTTCTTTATCCATCTTGAGTCGAAGTACTCGCCATGACTGTGAATCGTTCGGTATACCATAGGCTTTCATCAGGTGCCTCGTTTCTTAGGAGAACATTAAGTCTCTTTCTGGAAAAGGAACTGGGGTTCTTTATAATTCTTATGGCGGTCTGCTGCATAAACTCGGGCGCAAACCCTGCAAGTAAGCAGACATCCTCAAAGTAGGCGGCTGTAACCCCCGATACTACGGTAAACCAACGGCGAGCAGAGTTTCGACAGTTGACAGATTCTCTTGATTCATTGGGAGTAACACCCTTCGATGCATCGAGGAGTGCTTGGTACACAACGGCACGCCATAGTTTGGTTTCGTCGGAGGGATTATCTTCACGCATCTTTTTTATTTATAGACTTCTTAGTTTTCTTGTTAAGAGTTTTCCATGCAGATACATCGCAATATAGGGAACCAAGAAAGCCCAGAGATTTCTGCATCTCAGGAGATAGGGAGTGGTGCATCAGCATAGTATCTTCTATAGTTCCTAAGGTCGGAATGCCGTGATGACGAAAGTATGATAGATCATAAAGAGAATTGTGAAAGACCTTTCTTATTTTAGGGTCGGCCAACAATTCAAATAAAAATTTCCATAAGAGTTCTTCTATCTCTTCCGGGAACTGGTGGTAACCTTGTTTAGATTTATTCCAAAAAGGTATGACATAGGAAACATTCTCGGAAGGAGATAAACTTAGGCATGTGATCTGACTTGCTTCGGTTTCTACATCGACGGCTATAAA